AAGATTAAAATATTTAACCTTATTTATTGGTATTGTTTTGGGTTTTACCGCGTCTATTTTTCTTGAATAGGTTAGTGCAGTATTGAGGTACTTTAGTTGATCTCCAAATATCTGAATATCTCTTGCTACTGCTAAAATACCATTACCATCGTAAAGAACAGCATCAGAATTATGTATTAGAGATTTATTTGGATCTCTATCCACTTCTTCAAAAATATAGTAATAGGTTTTATTTGAATTTCTTACCATTTCTATTGCCGCTGTATCAGGTGGAAATTTTGTATCTACTTTTACCTTTTTTTGACGAGAAAAATTTTTAATCTTAAAATTATCCGTCATAGTAGCAACAACCTTAATCGTATTTGTATAGTATTCCGGATCTTCAGCTAAATCTGATGGATCTATTATTAGATTAGCTTTCTTTTTTATTACTCTAACAAGTTCTTCCAGATGAGCTGAACTAATTGGTTGTCTAGGAGTTCCATCATCTTTTAAATTTCTCCAATAACTAACTGTACCAGTAGCTACATCAAGATCTTCGGCTACCATTCCGTTAGTCCATTCTAGTTCGTCTAGTATTTTACCTATTTTTGATTTTCTACTCACAACATCTAACATCATATTACTCCTACTTTTCTAATCAACATAAAAATTAAAAACTAACTTTAAAAATTATCATAACTATTTTTTTATTTTATTGTTCACAACATTAATACCAATCTGTTGATAACAATGCAATAAGTCAACCCTTAATGTTTCACATTAATAGTAATTTTAACTATATTATCTTTTATGCGTTATCAGGATTTGGCAAAAAAAGCAGAAGATATATATGCTTACGCCAGTTACAAAAAAAACATTACTAATCTTGGTATTTTAAATTCGTTAAATATTATACATGGATTTAATTCAGATAATTATCCACAGCTACCATCAGATAACTTCACAATTTTTCTTATTTATTCGGTCTTATTTTATGACTAATTCCGAGATGATGACATTAATGGTTAAAACCGGAACTTCTGTATCTGATTTTTTATTAGATATTGGACTACCTAAACTACATTGCAAAGCAATGATAAAAGGTAAGATCCCTGTTAGCGCAGCTGTCGCTCAATATCTCAGACATAAGGCAAAAGATCATGAGTGAAATGGGCTACAGATTAGGACGATGGCATCCACGCTATCATTTTGAAGATTGGGATAAGTGGACGAAAACAGATGAGGGTAAAGAACACCTAGCTAATGAAGCAGCTAAAAGGAAAAAATTATTAGATCATAGAAAGACCAGAATTGATTATGCAAAAGAATTAAAGAGATCTGATTTATCTCCATATCAAAGGCAACAATACAGAAAGTTATTAAATGAGCAGTAAGCTTATATATGTTTACTTATTTAAGTTAAGCTTAAGTAAGTTTGTTTATAAAGGGATAAAACATTTATTAATCAACTTATATAAGTTTACTTATATAACGCTTAAGCGATTATATCTATGTTCTCACTACCTTAGTCAACCCTTACCAACCATAATTTCTGTGGATTAATGTGAATAACGAGGATAACCATGAACGAAGAAAAAGACCTACTATTTATAAAAAATAATGAAGATGATTTAGATAAATTTATCCATATCATGCCACGCTATGAAGATGGTAGATCTTATATACAGATACTTATTGGATCTTCTCAATATGGATTTGTTTTTAATAAAGATGTTAACCATTTCCAGATACTCAATCTTATTGAGCGATTAGTGCATCTAAGTAAGCAATTAGAAAAAGATAAAGATGAGAGGAATGGACATTGATGGGCGTATATCAGCAACCAAAACAGAAGAAAGATATATTTGTATGGGCTACTGATGACCAGATAAAAGAACTGGATGATATATTTAAGAGAGCTGCTAAGACAGATAGACGATTACCTCCAGTAAGAATGAAAAGAATTGCAGCTGCATGGTTAGATATGAAAGTAGAGAAGTCTGCTTATGGTTATGATCCATCAGCTAAGATAACTATCAGACCAGATGCTTCAGACCTTGATAACTATGATAAAGCTTTAGAGATAGGATTAAAGCTTCCCTTAGAACATAGACAATTAATCTGGGCGGTAGCTACTCAATGGGCTATTAAACCTTATGGTACATGGACAAGAGTAGGTAGGCAACTTAACTGTACCAGACAAACTGTTATGAATAGATATAGAGGAGCATTACAGTACGCCTACATTGTGAATAAAATGCAAAATTAGTATTTGACACTCTTAACGAAATCAGCATAGAAATATTATATCTTGGGGTTTTATAACTCCAAACCTATTAAGACTAGGCAGAGTGGCGTAACATACTCATACTTTCTTCAACAAAGACAACAGCTCACAACGGCGTTACTCCTATTTCGCCGTTAACTGTTATGCCACTCATAAGGTTATACAATGCAAATAAATATGAAAACGAATGTTAAAGCGATCATTAAGAATAGTAATAAGATTAGTAAAAAAGATTTACCTAAAGCATTTGGTAAAGCAATAGACGAAGCAGCAGAAAGTACAGCAAAGCTTTTAAACTATTCAACGCAGCGCTACTTTAATAATCCAGTTAAACAAACTCAGCAAAGTTTTGGCTTTTGGAAAACAAACTTTAACCAGACTACTTTGAATGAAAAGAGATCTTATGTAGGTCTTAAAGGAGTAGGGCATATCAAAGGTGGAGGAGGAGCTGATAGAATTGCAAGGCGTGTTGAGCAATTCAGTCTGATGGTGTTCGGAGGAACACGAACAGCAAAGAATAAATACTTAGTTAAACCAGCTAAACATTCTAAGTTAAATGACTATGGCAACTTCCCTAAGACATTTGTTAAAGGCGCTATTAATAATAAGAAAAAATATTTTACCGGCATACCTAAAGGATTAAAGGGCGAGAAGTATCGCGGAGTTTGGGAAAAAACAAAAGATGGTAATAAGATGGTAGCTAAGTTCGATCCCAGAACTACCTACACTAGAAAGATCTTTCCATACTTAATGATAGTAAAAAGGAATGTAACTAAAGTAGTAGAAAGAGAATTTAAAAAAAATATAAGGAAATATTATTTAAAAAAGTATTATCCTCCTGTTAAGTAAAGGGGGTTGTTTAGGTTCTTTCTGGCATAGGAACACTGCAGGTTTTTCGCGTCACGATTCTTTTCTAGCGACAGAAAATTATCGATAGCTTCGTTTTTACTCAGGAAAAATTTATGAAAAAAACCGATACAACAAAAACAGCTAAAGAGCTGGCAAATATATTAGATATATCAGATCGTAGAGTTCAGCAATTAAGCAAGCTTGGTGTAATACCAAAAGTTGCTCGCGGTCGTTATCCGCTGATTCCTGCCATTCATGGCTACATCAAATATCTAAGAGAGTTATCTATTGAAGCAGATGCTCCATCAGATTTAAAAGATGCAAAGCTTAGAAGTGAAAAGGCGAGAGCAGAAATATTAGAACTTGAAGCAGCTGAGAAAGCATCCGAACTCGTTCACAAAGATCATGTATCAAGAGTCTGGACATCCATCACTGGTTTAATAAAGGCGAAAGCATTAACGCTGCCAAGCAGAACCGGAGCTGATGTATATGCAGCAAGAGATCTAAATGAAGTAAGGGCAATACTCGAAAACGCCGTTCAAGAAATATTAATCGAGTTAAGTGAAACAGAGATTAACATAGATGATAGAAGTACCGACAGAGAACTCAGCAGAGATAACGCGGATAGCGTTGATGAATCTCAGACCGCCGCCAAAATTGACGATCAGTCAATGGGCGGATAACTATAGGTACTTAAGCTCGGAAGCATCAGCTGAAGCTGGTAAGTGGAATACAGCTAGAGCAGAATATCAGCGAGAAATAATGGATAGCTTTTCTCGACCAGATGTTGAAGAAATAGTTATAATGAGTTCTTCACAAATTGGTAAGACGGAATTGCTAATGAATATAATTGGGTATCATATCCATTATGATCCATGTTCAATTCTTTGCATACAACCAACATTACAGATGGCAGGAACTTTCTCGAAGAATAGAATAGCGCCAATGATAAGAGATAGTGAAGCGCTAACAGAAAGAGTACAACCGGCAAGAAGTAGAGATAGTAATAATACTATATATGCTAAAAGTTTTACCGGTGGCTCGTTAGATTTAGTTGGATCTAATTCAGCGAGTTCAGTTAGTTCTAGACCAATACGAATACTCTTATGTGATGAGGTAGATAGATACAGCACTCAAGGAACAGTGGAGGGCGATATTATCTCTCTTGGCATGAGAAGAACAAGTAACTTTTATAATAGAAAAATAGCTTTAGTAAGTACACCTACTGTTAAAGGTAGCAGCAGAATAGAAGAAGCTTACGAAGCATCAGATCAACGGAAGTATTATGTACCGTGCGGAGAGTGCGGACATTTTCAAATAATGGAGTGGAAGAATGTTTACTGGAATAAAGGAAAGACTCAAGACGCTGTATACACTTGTAGTGAGTGTGGTAGTGCATGGGATGACTCTCAAAGACTCGCTGCAATACGCAAAGGCGTTTGGAAAGCTGGTTCTAACTTTAATGGAACAGCTGGTTTTTGGATCAATGGCTTGTATAGCACTTTTACTTCACTTAGCGAAGCGGTCGATCTCTTTCTTAGTAGCAAAGATCTTCCGGAGAAATTAAAAGTCTTTACCAATACATTCCTCGCTGAGAGCTGGGAAGAAACTGGAGAAAAGATTAATGATTATCAGCTGAAAGAAAGAGCTGAAGATTACGATGGTGTACCTCGCGATGTTGTTTTAATAACAGCTGGAGTAGATGTACAAGATGATAGATTAGAAATAACTACTGCTGGATATACAAGGGATGAGCAAGTCTACATCCTAGACCATAAGATAATATATGGAGATCCATCAGGAACGGAATTATGGAGTGAGCTGGACACATTATTACTGGAGAAATATCCGCATCCAAGCGGTGTTGAACTAGGAATTAAATCTACTTGCGTAGATAGCGGCGGACATCACACCAATAGTGTATATTCATTTTGTAAACAAAGGATGAGCCGCCGCGTTTATGCAATTAAAGGTGTAGGCGGTAAAGATAGAGCGATGGTTGGCAGACCATCTAAATCTAATATTGGTAGAGTTAATCTCTATCCTCTTGGTAGTGATACTTTAAAGAACCATGTTTACGGAAGATTAAATATAGAAGATGGAGCAGGAAGCATCCATTTTCCTAAACATTTAGACGACGAATACTTTGCGCAGCTAACAAGTGAGGAACGCGTAACTCGCTTTGTTAGAGGTGTAAAAAGATCTGAATGGGTAACAAAAAGAAAAAGGAATGAAGCGTGGGATTGCCTTTGTTATGCCTACGCAGCTTACGCATTACTCAATGTTAATTTACGCATACTGCATGAGAAATTAAACCGTGCATCAAAAGAAAAAAAAGAACCAGAAAAGAAAAAGCAGATGCGTCCTCTAAGACGCGGAAGCAAATGGATGGATATATAGATGGCAATAGTAGTTAAAGATAGAGTCAAAGTAACTACCAGTACAACCGGTACTGGAACGCTTACGCTTGGATCTGCTGAAACAGACTTCCAAGCTTTCTCAGCTGTAGGCGATGGCAACCAAACTTATTACGCAATTAAATCCGATGCAGGATGGGAAGTCGGCATTGGAACTTATACACATAGTGGTACTACATTAAGTAGAGATACAATATTAGAAAGTTCTAATAGTGGCGCAGCTGTATCACTAACAGGAACATCAACAGTCTTTACAACTTATCCTGCTGAGAGAGGTACATTTAACGATCAAGGAATAGCAAAAGAATATACTGCTACAGGAAGCATTACAGCAGGAAAACCTGTTATTCTAAAAGCTGATGGAACAGCAGAGCAAGTAGCTAAAGATACAACTACAACTAATTACGATCCACAAAACGCTACTTCGCAAGATGCTTCAGAGGATTGGTACACAGGAACACAAGTATATAATGCTAATACCGATACGATATTATTATGCCATTCAGATCGTGATAATTATTATGCCGAAGTTACTCCCGCTACTCCAAACGCAGATGGCACTTTAACTCTTGGAACACGCACAGTAGTCGCATCAGTTGTTACTTATGGAGGTAAAATAGCAACCCATACTACAGATAATGAGTTTATGGTTCTAGTTGGCTATTCTACTTCACAAACACCTAAAGTATATGTTGGTACTGTAGGGGGAACAGCATCAGCGAGAACAGTATCATTCGGAACAGGAGTTTCAGTTGATACGAAAACCTCTTACTATGGAGCTATTGAATATGACTCCAATGTTGATAGATATGTTGTAGGTCAATGGCTTGATAATAGTGGTGGTCAACAACAAGGCGAACAATATTATTATGTTATATCTGTAAGCGGAACAGCTCCAACAATAGAAAACTCTGGCGGAACGAAATGTTTTAGTGGTTGGGATTCTGATGGTGGTTATCCTTCTGGTGGTCTAGCTTTTTGTTTTGATGCAAATGAAAATCGAATGTTATTAATAGCGAATGGCATTTCTGATGATGCAACAAATTTTAAAGTTATGTGCCAGACAGTAGAAATAACTACAACAGGAATAAATGGTACTTCCAATACGCCTGTAATACTTGATAGCGATTTAAACGCAACATCAGGTCATGCTCAAAGTGAATCGCAAATGTCAATGGTGTATAACCCTGATACCAATAAAATATTGATTGGTTATATATGGAGGGGAGCTTCTGATGCCGATAGTCGAGTTCGGATTAAAATAGCAGATGTAAGCTCTACATCAGTAAGTCTAGGAACAAAAACAACTGTTGGTAGTGTATGTGGTAGAAATGTAACTTGTGGTTATGATGAAAACTTAGATAAATTTTGTGTTATTAGAGATATGAGTTCTACATCTCCATATAGTACATCATTTTATAATATGACTGTTGATGGAAGTGATAACATAACATTATCAGCAGAGGTAGTTGTTGCAACCTCTGGTACACTTTGGACTGTTAATAATAACTTTCCTAATAGAATGGCTTATGCTCCGACTGCTTTTTCAAATTTTGTAACTATGGTTTCTGGCTCTGGAGTTGCTAGTAAAGTATGGTCTTTCCAAAGTAAAAATGAAACAACTACAATTAATTTAGATAGCACTAACTATCTTGGAGTTGCTTCAACATCAGCTAGTACGACAGAAAAAGTAAATATTAATTTACCAGAGTTATCCATTAATAACTCACAGACAGGACTAACTGTTGGAGAGGATTATTTTAGCGATACATCAGGTACTGTTAGAACCTTTGTAAGTGGTGGGAGTGCATTAAGTGAAGGTCAATATTTAGGCAAAGCATTATCAACAACTGCACTAGAATTAAAAGAAACACCAACTGATATTATATTTGGTAAAGCATCAAATACGATAGCAAAAGGCAATACTGTTTTAGTGGAAGCTGATGGAGATTTTGCTAAAGTTACAGGAGTGTCAACAAGTTTTCCATTAATAGAATCTGGTGTTCAAAACATTGCCACATCAGGTGCTAATGATAAGTATAATATAGCGACAAACGGAGCTGGTGTTGTCTGTGCTGTTTGGGAAGGTACAAGTAATTATCCTTATTGCGCTATTGGTAATGTAACTTCTACTGGATCAACGCTTACATGGGGTTCGCCT